ATGCTTCTAGAATCGTATTTTTTAATCATTCAACTGGAGAATATGATGAATATGATTACGTTTTAGAAAAAACTTATGATAATATGGCACATTTAGGTGGACAGAAATCACTTAATACACTAACTTCTACTCAAAAGAACCTGTCTAAAACACCTAGTAAATTAATGTCTATTGTATTAGATCACGAAACATGGTATAATGATCCAGGTATTGCTAATCCAGAGGATGAAAAAGCAGAAAATCCATCTGCATTTTCAGATAGGCAAAAATTCTATGCTGCACAATCCACTGCTAGATATAGACTACTGGCATTACAACAATGTCAAATTGTCATACCAGGCAACGCACTAATTTGTGCGGGAGATAGAATAGATATTAGATTGATCGACAAAGTACCATCATCTGAACTTGTTGAATCAGTTGATCAAGAAGATAAAGAAAGTAGTGGTCTTTATCTAATTGCTGAAGCAACACATTCTTATGATAAAACTCAAAGCACAAATGGTGCATTCACTACAACATTAAAATTAACACGTGATTCTTACGGAATGAAAGATGAAGTGTCAAACCATGGCAATAAATAATCCTAGGAGGTATTACAAATGGAAAGTATAGAAAAACACATAGAGTTAGACAGAAAGATCGCAGAAGATCCTCTAGCAAACCCTGCAGCACGCAGACATGCCAAGGAAGAACTTCACGAACTTGAGGTTTATGTGGAACATCACAAAGAAGAGATCGAAGCAGGAGATCATCATGATCCTAACGCATTAGAACTATTTTGTGATATGCATCCTGATGAACCAGAATGTTTAGTATATGACGACTAATGGTACTTGATTCATCTCTATCATCACTAGTACCAATTGGTAGAACTGGTCACGACGGTTTTAACTGGTGGGTAGGTCAGATAGAAGGAACAGCTTCTGATGAAGAAAATAACAAGGGAGGATATCGTTACAAGGTAAGGATTGTTGGGGATCACCCTCAAGAAAAATCCTTACTTGATACGAGTGAACTCCCATGGGCAAATGTAATGATGCCTGTTAATAGTCCTTTTACACCTGGCAATATTGCTGGTGGAGATCCACAACTTGTAGTAGGTGGTTGGGTCATTGGTTTTTACATGGACGCCCAGAAACAAAAACCAATTAT